GGCAAGGACTCTATTACCGGAACGGATGGCGTTACGGGAACTGGTGTCGCCATCGCCTTCGCCAAGGGCCACTTGCAGCAGTGGTACTCGGCTACGGGGGCAAAGACGAGCTCAATCCTGGGCGACAACGCGACCCCGTCGCTTAGCCTGGACCAGTCCTTTGTCGACAACCAAGTGCGCTGGAAAAACAAGGCAGGCAAAAACGTGTTCCAGGTTTCTGCGCCTGCGAGCAGCGTAAACTATATCTCTGCAAGGAGCGCCATCGCCGGGAGCCCTGCCGTACTTGCTGCGGCCGGCGATGACACCGACGTGGATATCTTGGTGCAGGGGCAGGGGGCTGGCTTGCCGCGCTTCGGAACGTACACCGCAGGCGTTGTAGCCCAGACTGGATACGTCACAATTAAAGACGCTGGCGGAACCATTCGCAGACTATTGGTGGGCTAAATCATGAAATACGAATTGACCGATTTGACGCAAGCGGACGTGCAGCTGATTTTAAATGCGCTCGGCAAACTGCCGCTAGAAGTGAGCTTTAACCTTGTCCATAAGGTGCTGGATCAGACCGCAGCTCAAGAAGCCGCTAAAAGCGAAGAGGCCGTACAGTGACTAACACTTATGACACGAGCATGTACCCACTAGGGTCAACCCACCCTAAAGTGGTGTTCAACAACGTTTCAAATTTGGACGACGGGGCGATGAACAATCGCACGTCAACCACTTGGGTTGACCGGTTCGGTGCGGTTCGGAAATCGTGGTTCGGGATTGAGTCGGACGCTAACGCAGCACTCATAGCCGTTGGTTATGAGTTCATCGGCGACTACGACGCCGTAGGCGAACTGACGTTCACCCGCGTAAACCAAGTCATGTCGAAAGGCGGTGAGTACTGGAAGCCAGGCCCGTCGCTCGCCCTGCCGTACACCACAGTGAATAACTGGGCAACCGATCAGCCTAAGTTTGTTTCTGTGGGTGACGCTGTTCTGCGTTCCGCGCTTGCCACGCAAGGTGCCGCTATTGTTTTCGGTGCGCAGCAAACTGTGCCGAGTATTGCGGCATTGCGGGCGCTGTCGAGTGCTTCAATTTCCACCTATGCGTTCGCACTCGGCTACTACGGGCCGAGCGGTGAGGGTGGCGGTCCGTACTGGCGCGACACTTCCGACACAACGTCGGCTGACAATGGGTTTGACATCATCAAGCCAGACGACAACGGTCCGCGCTGGAAGCTGGCGCAAAGCTGGGGTGGCACGCTGCTGCAAGGCGGCGCGAAGGGTGACGGTACGACCACCGACACGGCCGCATGCCAGGCTGTCATAGACCGCTGCAAAGGTCGCACAGTTGTCGCTGACGCCGGTAAAACCTTCTATGTCGCCGGCTTGACCTTGAGCGGATCGGCCTACAACAACACGAACATCCGGTGCGACGGTTGGTTCAAGCTCATTCCTGATGCGGGCGGCACTATCTTCGGCGGCGCGTGGGTTGGTCTGCTCATTAAGGACTGCGATTCTGTCACCGGCAATATCCGCTTCGACGGTAATCGCACGGCAATGACGCAGCGCGAACAGATCTTTCTTGTCGGTATCGCTGGGGGTTCAAACCACAAACTGCCAACACTGGAATTCAAAGAGCAGCGTGGCGACGGCTTGTATGTCGGCCAGTCTTCGTGGACATCCAGCAGCGCAATCCCGACGAATATCCAGGTCGGCGCCGTCAGCGCTATCAATACCGTGGACGATGGGCGAAACGCGGTAACTATCAACTCGGTGAACGGCTTCCGAATGGACGTCATGACGTCAGTCCAAGTCGGCGCATTGGTTAACGGATTTATCCAACCTGGCGGGTTCGACGTCGAGCCTGATTTCGGCTATCAGAGTTGCACTAACATTTGGGTCGGATACATGGACGTCACCACGGCCGGCACAAACGGTGTTGGCGTGTTTGGCAAGTCGATCAGCGGCACCGACGCCAACCTAGATTGGAACTGTTTCGATATCCGCATTGACGACTTCCGCGTATTGAAAACCGGTGTAGCGGGGGCGGCCCTTACGGCACCTCAATTCACACGCGTTGCAGATCTGCAAGTCAAAGGTTCGTTCGCGTACAACTCGGTTCGTGGCCAAGGCCCGAACATCGACTTTGCGCAACGGGTACAGGCAGACTTTAAATTGAACAAGGTCACATACGGGGCTTTGATTGGCACCGTCGGTGCACTGAATGATTTTGCAGTAAACCTTGACGTCACGGATTACAACGCCGCAGGCGTCCGCGTCACGCAATGTACCCGAGGTCGTGTAACAGGGAAGGTAGGCGGGGCCTTGGCAGCATCGACGGCCTTTGGTGTCCAGCTACACAACCAGGGGCGCAGCGTAACAATACAAGACGTGGCGTTCTCGGTGGACGTGCCATACGATGGCGTGGCATCGCGAGCATTCCGCAACGAGCCTGGAAACTTGGTAACTATCGGCACCGGCTGCGTTGTGCGCAACTGTGACTGGTCAGGGTATCCGAACTTCGGCGCAACTAACGATGCGCAAATCCGTACCGAAAACGTCCTTGGGTACACCAGCGCAACGTCGGTCCCAACCAGCGGTTCATGGTTCCAAGGTGTGTTTGTTCGCAACGATGCGCCGGCTTCTGCTGCGAACAAAACAACAATCGGGTGGGCGCGTGCCAATAGTGGCGCGAACAATGTCAGCGGCACTGACTGGTATCCATGCGTAGTAACCAACACATGAGTGTGATTCTTGCAGAGTTGAACGCCGGGGCGAACTCGGGTACGGATGTGATTATCCGTACCCTTGAGCTGACGTGCGATGGATGGGACGCGCCGATACTGATCAGCACGGGCTTCGAAGATGTTGAAGTAACCGCCGAAGATAACCGCGTGCTGCTGATGGAAGGCGCGAACATTGATATCGCGCTGGCGGCAAAGAACAACAAAGGTAACCAGACACTTGCCTTTGCAGTGGACAACACAACGGGTGAGGTGTCGCACAACGTTGACAGTGCAGTTGAAGCGCGGGCCAGGGTTAACGCAACGTACCGCACCTACACGAACGGTAACCTTTCGGCACCGGCTGAAAAGCCGTACAAGCTGACGGTATTGTCGGGTGCCATACAGGGCGTTGAAGCCCAACTACAAACCGGGTACTTCAACATGATTGGCGTAGCATGGCCACGGTCGCTGTACACTGTGAACTTCGCGCCAGGTCTGAGGTATATGCTGTGATGCAATGGGTTAACGCTTACCTTGGGTGCACCTACGAAGACGGCGGGCGCGGACCTGACAAGTTCGACTGCTGGGGGATGACCCGTCAGGCCCGTCACGCTGCGCTGGGCAAGCGTCTGTTACCTGAGTACGGCAGTCTGCGCAACACAAGCCCACGCGAGTTCACAAGGGCCTACCGTGTAGAGTCGTCGTTGATGGAACCGTGCACGCCTGAACCTGGCGCAATCGCGGCAGTCATGATTGGTGGCATCTGCACGCACGTTGCGTTGGTGTTCGATTCGCCAGAAGGTTTGCGCGTGCTTGAAATAAACCCGAAACGGGGGCCACGGCAACTGCTGCTGCACAAATGGCTGCGTGATCATTCGACCGTTACATTCCATCGAGACAAACCATGATCGAAGTATACGCAAGCCGGCTGACCGACGAAGGCAAAGAAGTTCACAAGATTCGCAAATGCCAGACCGTTGCGGAGTGGCTCTATCGGCATGGCATTTCGCGTAAGACTGATTTAACTCAATTGTCAATGAGCCTGTACGTCAACGGCGACCGCTTGCTACCACGTCAATGGTCGGCGGTGACGATTGGTCCAGCGGATCATGTCGAGATTTATCGCGAGCCGAAAGGGACCGATCCGTTCTCTATCACGTTCGCGTTGGTGTTCGGAGCGTCCGCCGTGCTAGCAGCGCTTACACCGAAGATTCCTGGCATTGACAGCTCAAGTTCACAGCAAGGTAAGGCACTTGACCAGGCGACCAGCAAGGGTAACAAGGTCAAGATTAACGATGTGATCCCCGAACTGTTCGGTTACAACCCGCAGCGTTATCCAGATCTGTTGATGCCGTACCGTTCGTATTACGCTGCGCCGCGTGAGCCCCGCACTGAAATGTGCTTCGGCGTTGGGGTGGGTCAGTACCTGATTAATGTTCAGGATGTGCGAACTGGTGAGACACCGCTAATCACCCTTGGTGACGCCGCAGCCTTTTCTTTGTACGGGCCTGGCGGTGATATGTCTGCAGACCCTGCGCACTTCTTCTGGTACACAGCGCCCGAGGTTGGTTCAAGTTCAACCGGTG